TAAAACAAGTCACTAGAGATATCAATCCTCTAGTGACAATAATCGATATTTCTTATATAGATAAAGATTTAGGCTTCGGAATACTTCCTTACACTGAGTTACATAAGAAAGGTATTATAGAGCATTTTGATGTTAAGAAACCTTTATTTACTCATGTCAGGGGCGAGATACCTCCTCATGTAAAACCTGAGATTGACTTAGACGACTTGTCTGAGTTCCCAGTAGTATTTGCAGGAGACCTACATTCTCACTCTAATACGCAAAGAAATATTGTATATCCAGGTAGTCCTATGACGACTTCATTTCATAGAAGTAAAGTCTCAACGGGGTATCTACTCATTGACGAAAATTCTTGGAATTGGATGTGGGAAGAGTTCAAACTACCTCAGCTAATTCGTAAAACAGTTACCTCTACAGAAGAAATGGTTGAAACAGACTACGACCATACAATCTATGAGATAGAAGGTGATATTCAGGAATTGGCTGCAATTAAAAACTCTGACCTACTCGACAAAAAAGTAGTAAAGAGAAATACCGAAGCTACTCTTATTATGGAAAAGGATATGTCCATTGAAGAAGAGTTGTCCGAGTATCTAAAGTACATATTAGGTATAAACGAAGAAAAAATTACTGGAATACTAGGCACATTTAATGATTACTCTCAAACATCTCAAGTGGAATAATTGCTTCAGTTATGGAGCTGACAACGAGATAAACTTAAATGACAGTACTCTTACGCAAATGATCGGAACTAACGGAGTGGGCAAGTCGTCCATTCCGTTAATTCTCGAAGAAGCTCTATATAATAAAAACTCGAAAGGCATCAAAAAAGCAGATATACCTAATCGTTATGTAGGTAACGGTTATGATATATATTTGTCTTTTGAAAAAGGCGAAGACCTTTACGAGATAACTATTAATAGAAAAGTCAATGTAAAAGTAAAACTAGAAGAAAATGGGCAAGATATATCTAGCCACACGGCTACGAATACTTATAAAAACATTCAAGAGATTCTAGGAATTGACTTTAAGACATTCAGTCAGTTAGTTTATCAAAACACCAACAGCAGCTTACAGTTCTTAACCGCTACAGACACCAACCGTAAAAAGTTTTTAATCGACTTATTACACCTGGAAGAGTATGTTAAATTGTTTGAAGTGTTCAAGGAAGAAGCAAAGCAGACCGCATCTACTTTAACGAGCATAGATGCAAAGATAGCTACTATTGAAAAGTGGCTTTCCGAAAATAAATTGAGTGACACATCCATACTTCCTCTGTTAAATGTTGAAATTGACACGGATGAAGAAGAGATAGAACTCCGTTCTCTTACGGTAGAATTGCAAAATATTTCGGAAAAAAATAAGAAAATTTCAGCCAACAACAAGTTTATAGAAATACTGAGTAGTATTGATATAGCTGAAGCTAATAATATTAAAGCCACTGAGATTCTTTCTTATGATCACCTTCAATCCGAGGCTGGTAGTCTCAAAGGAGTTATAGCAAGTAGTACTAATGCTTTAACTAAGTTGGAGTCACTAGGGCATAACTGCCCTACCTGCGAACAATCTATAGATGCTGCGTTCAAACAAGGATTGATTGATGCAGAAGCAGCAAGGGCTAAGGAAGCCACAGAGAAACTGAAAGATGAAATTAACCCAGAAATTACAAGAATTAAAAGTAACAATTCAGAATACGAACGTAAAACAGCTATTGAAAACGATTGGCAAAGGGTGTATAAATCTATTGACCGCAATCTTCCGACATCTCAAGTGGATAGGGATGAGCTTGATGGAAGGATTCGCGGAATTCAGGAGCGAATACAGGTCGCTAAAGATAAATTGGCAAATATCTCAGCAGAGAATGAAAGACGCACAAGACGTAACACAAGAATCCAAGTAATAGAAGAACAAACCCAAGAGTTTGTAGACCAGCTAACTGAAGCACAATCACTGCTAGAAGCAGAATCAAATCTAAATTCTAATTTAGAAATACTAAAGAAAGCATTCAGCACTAATGGACTACTAGCTTATAAGATAGAAAATCTTGTAAAAGAGTTAGAAGAGTTAGTAAACTCATACTTAGGCGAGTTATCTGATGGTAGATTTACTTTAGAGTTTGTAGTATCAAACGATAAGCTAAATGTACAAGTAACAGATAACGGTAACATTATTGATATTTTAGCTTTATCGAGTGGTGAATTGGCAAGAGTTAATACTGCAACTCTTATTGCTATTCGTAAGCTAATGAGCAGTATATCTAAGTCTAAATTAAACATACTATTCCTTGATGAAGTTCTCAATGTACTAGATGATCAGGGCAGGGAAAAACTAGTAGAAGTATTACTAGGAGAGGAAGAGCTAAATACTTACGTTGTAAGTCATGGTTGGACTCACCCATTGCTAGAGAAGATAGAGATTGTAAAGAAAGGCAGTATAAGCGTACTAGAAAAATGATATGGTTGATTCAAGAGCAAAAGGTGCAAGAGGAGAGTATCTCGTAAGAGATATGCTTCGAGAACATACAGGGCTTAAGTTCGAGAGAGTACCCGCTTCGGGTGCTCTTGAGTACTTGAAAGGGGATTTATATGTCCCTAACGAGAAAAATATATTCTGTATAGAAGTTAAAAACTATTCAGAGTCTCCGTTAAACGATAAAATGTTTACCGCAGAAAAGACTAATAACCTAATCCGATGGTGGACTAAAGTAGAGTTACAAGCAGAGAACGGCGGACAAGAACCAATGTTATTTTTTAAATACAACAGGTCTAAGGTGTTTGTTGTAACTCGAATTAAACCGGAGCAATGCTTGAAATATTTCTTTATTTCTTGGCTAAATTGTTATATAATAGTTGCTGAAGAATGGTTAGAACAAGAAGAAATAAAATTTTTAGGAACATACTAGATGGCATTTAATTTTTCAGATAAAATCACAGGATCAGGTAGAAACGCTACTATAGTGATAGACGCACTTAATTTGGCTTTTCGATGGAAACATCAGGGGCGTACAGACTTTTGTGATGACTATGTACGAACTGTAGAATCTCTTGCCCGATCTTACGACTGTAGTAATGTAATTATTACTTCAGACCAAGGTTCTTCTTCGTATCGTAGAGAAATTTCTCCTGAGTACAAACAAAACCGAAAGGATAAGTACGCAGAGCAAACAGATGAGGAGAAGCAAGCATTTGCAGATTTCTTCGAGGAGTTTGAGAATACTTTAGAAGTACTTGCTGATAAATTTCCTGTTCTCAGGTATCAAGGTGTAGAAGCCGACGACATAGCAGCACACTTAGTAAAAAACCAAAAGAGATATGGTCTTGGAGATATGTGGTTAATATCTAGCGACCGTGACTGGGACTTACTAATAGATGAGAGAGTGGCTAGATTTTCTTATGTGACGAGAAAGGAAGTTACTATAGATAACTGGCACGAGCACTATGACGTTACTAGAGAAGAATATATCTCATTAAAGTGTCTAACTGGGGATAAAGGTGATAATGTTGCAGGTGTTCCAGGCATTGGTCCAAAACGCGCACAAGACTTGATACGCCAATACGGAGATGCAATGGATATCTACAACAGCTTACCTATAGATGGTAGATACAAATATATAGAAGCGCTAAATGAAAGCGGGGAGCAACTGTTAATTAATTATCAGTTGATGGATTTGATAACATATTGCGATGATGCAATAGGCTCTGATAATATAGCAGACATACGCCGGAAATTTGATTAATGAATATAGATATAAACTATAGACGAGACAACTACCTCTCAGAATTTAGTATTAAAACACTAGAAGACAGGTACATGGTGGACGGAGAAATCTCTCCCCAAGACGCTTTTGCACGTGCGGCTAAAACATTTGCAGATGATGAAGCACACGCACAGAGACTCTACGACTATGCTAGTAAGCTATGGTTTATGTTCTCTACCCCTATACTTAGCAACGGAGGAACGAAACGTGGACTACCCATTAGCTGCTTTCTTAATTACGTGGACGATAGCCGAACTGGGATTACTTCTCACTATACTGAGAATGCTTTTCTATCCTCGGTAGGCGGAGGTATTGGCGGAAGCTGGGACGGGGTCAGGAGTGTAGGCTCGAAAACGAGCAATGGCTCCGAAAGTACGGGAGTGATACCCTTTCTCAAAGTAGTAGATGCAGAGATGCTTGCATTCTCTCAAGGAGTTACTCGTCGAGGTAGCTATGCTGCTTATCTTGACATGGGACACCCAGAGATTGAAGAGTTTTTAGACATTCGTAAGCCTACTGGCGGAGATATTAACCGTAAATCTATTAATCTACATCACGGTGTAGTAATTAGTGATAAATTTATGGAAATTATCGAAAATGCTACTCGAATTGAAGGGTTTGATGACTCTTGGGACTTAATTGATCCAAACAGTAAGCGAGTTACTAAGACTGTATCTGCGAAGGCGCTCTGGGTAAAACTTATTCAAAACCGTGTTGAGACAGGCGAGCCTTACATTATGTTTGGCGATACTGTACAAAATGCGTTACCCTCATTCCAAAAAGACCTTGGATTAGTAGCACGTCAATCAAATCTATGCTCTGAAATTACACTTGCTACAGATAAAGACCGTACTGCGGTTTGTTGTTTGTCAAGTGTAAATTTGGAAGAATATGACGAGTGGAGAGATGACCCGCGCTTTATACCAGACTTAGTAAGAATGCTAGACAATGTATTAACACATTTTATTACCCACGCTCCTGATGAACTAGAAAAAGCAAAGTATAGTGCATTTAGAGAAAGAAGTATTGGTCTTGGAGCCATGGGCTTTCATGCACACTTACAGAGGCATAACATTGCTTTTGAAAGTGCAATGGCGAAAGGCAGGAATATGCAAATGTTTAAGCATATTAAATCGGAGGCAAAACGTGCTACTGAACTTCTTGCGAAAGAGCGTGGCGAGTGTCCGGACGGAGTTGGTCATGGTGTTCGCAATGCTCATTTATTGGCTATCGCTCCTAATGCTTCTAGTAGTATTATTTGTGGTAATACTAGCCCAAGCATTGAACCCTACCGTGCTAATGCATATGTACAGAAAACTAAAACAGGCTCTTCGCTCATGAAGAATGAGTACCTAGAGCATCACTTAGATGAGATAGGGCATAACACTGAAGAAGTTTGGAAGAGCATTACTACTGCTAATGGTTCAGTAGCACATCTAGACTTTCTAGACGATTGGACAAAGGATGTATTCAAGACAGCAGTAGAAATAGATCAGAGATGGGTTATTGATATGGCGGCAGATAGGCAGAAAGAAGTTTGCCAAGCACAGTCTTTAAATCTATTTTTTGCAGGAAATGTTTCAAAGCAAGAACTGCATGCAGTACATATGATGGCTTGGAAGCAGAAAGTAAAAACTCTTTACTATTTGCGAAGTGAAGCGTTAAAGCGTGCTGAAAACGTATCAGTAGAAGCACTAAGGCAGTATATTTTCGAAACAATCGATGAAGGCGCTTGTTTAGCGTGTGAGGGGTAGAATGAGCAATTTATTAGAAGAAAGAGAGTATTACAAACCATTTAACTATCCGTGGGCTTTTGAGCACTATAAAGCTCAACAGCAAATGCATTGGTTGCCAGATGAAGTTAATTTGGCAGACGATCTAAAAGACTACAGAGAGAAGCTGTCTCCAGGCAATCGACGCTTAGTTAATCAGATATTTCGTTTCTTTACTCAGGCAGATGTAGATGTGTGTTGTGGGTATGCAAAGCATTATCTACCGACATTTAAGCAGCCTGAGGTACGAATGATGCTGTCTGCATTTGCAGCGATGGAAGCAGTACATCAAGAAGCATATTCATTGCTTCTTGAAACTCTAGGATTTGATGAATCTGAGTACCAAAAGTTCTATGAGCATAAAGAGATGTTGGATAAGCATGAACATCTTTCAAATTTTGGTATGAGTACAAAAATGGACATAGCAAAGACTATGGCTATTTACTCAGGCTTTACAGAAGGAGTACAGCTCTTTAGTAGTTTTGCGATTCTTCTTAATTTTCCTCGTCATAATCTTATGAAAGGAATGGGTCAGATTGTTACTTGGTCAATTCGAGACGAGAGTTTGCACGTAGAAGGCATGAGTCAGCTTTTCCGTACTTTTATTCAAGAGAATCCAGATTTATGGAATGATGAATTGAAATATGAAATCTACTGTGCTGCAGAGCGTACTGTAGAGTTGGAAGATGCTTTTATTGATCTTTGCTTCGAAGGTGCAGATGTACCAGACTTAACTCCAGAAGAAGTAAAGTCTTATATTCGCTATATCGCAGATCGAAGACTACTAGGTCTAGGTATGAAGAAAATCTTTCATAGTGAGAAAAATCCTCTTGGATGGTTAGACTATATGCTCAACGGGGTTGAACATACTAACTTCTTTGAGAATAGAGCTACTGAGTACTCAAAAGCGAGTACTACAGGAAACTGGCAAGACATATTTAAGTAAATAAAAAGCCCTCTAATTGAGGGCTTTTTATTGGGTTAAGGTTTTGTAGGCCAATCGGCTTCTTCAAGATTAGGCCAGTTTTCATGAGATGTAATATCTCGAAGTGCTGTTCGATAAGTTGCCCAGTCCGTAGGAACGCTAATTCCAGATTCTAGAGCTTTAGTCGCAACCCAATCAGACTCTCCTAAATACTTATTTCGAACTCCTCGATTTTGTTGAGAGAAGTAGTTGTTTTGATGAGCAGTAAACTCGGCAATTTTTTCTTCCTCTGTTAGCTCTCGAATTGTTCCATCTTCCTCTTTTAGTAAATCTTTTCCTGCAAGAGAGTCCTCTATAACATCCCAATCTTCCATAAAAGATGCAGATTGGGCTATAGAACGATTATTTTCATCAAATTTTACATAAGTAGTCATTATCTATCTCCAAATATTGTCGCACACGCTGTATAAATTTCTTCAGGATTTGCAGAGCTATTAGTTGCTGAAGGTGTTCTTGCTTGATGCAATGCATATAACATTCGTAAATCACAAATAATATTAGGGTCAGTAAAAGTAGTATGCAAATTATAAAACAAACTGTGCTCCATAAATCTATGAGTCGTCTGATAAGCATGAGCAGTATTTAAAAGTACTAAAATTGTAGTATTTGCAGGAACACTAATAGAATTTGTACCCCAAGAACTACTTCCACTCCCAGCGGTTTGTAGCTGCGTCCACGTACCTCCTGTAACTGTTGAATATGCAGTACCGCTACTGTTTGTCGGAGTAAAATAGCCTAAAGAAGCAGCATTATAAGTAGTATAAGCAGTATACATAGCAGCTATGTTTATTGTGATAGCAGACGCAGAAGTGTTACGAATAGGTAATACTCTCCAAGACAATCCTCCGTAACTGGTACTATTTTCATCATACCACCAGTCTCTGCCGACCCACCCTACTCTATTTCCAGTTGCATATTGTACCAGTCTTTGTACTTCAAGTCCTGAGTTTCCCACATAAGTACTTTGACTAGTTCCATTGGGGTGCCCGTCTCCTAAAAGCATATTAAAACCTTGGGTGCTGTCAGTCGTGCTCGAAAAAAACTGGTCATGACGATAAGTAGTCCAAGGCCCAGAGCTACTCCAATCTCCCGTGCTGTAACTGTTACTTTGAGCGGTACTAGTTACCATAGTACCGTAAACCAGGCCTTCTGCACTTAACAAAGAAGGTACCACTGCGGGGGGCGCTGCCCAGCTAGTACTAGTTCCATCGGTGCTTAAATAATTACCGTTCGAACCGCTAGTAGTAGGAAGAGGAAACGCTCCAAATTGCAGTTGTCCGCTTCCATCAGTAGTTAATGGCTTATTTGCCGTTCCATCTGCCGCAGGCATTGCTAAAGGAGAGAAAGATAAAGTTCCAGAAGTACTTCCTACTATAGGTTGATTGTTTAAAGCAGCATCTGTACTTGGAATAGTAAGCACATCCCCCCCATTTGCTTGTATTTGGTCTACAATAATTTTAGACATTTATATAATTCTCCTATAAATCTTATACCCCATAGGGTACCCTTTATTTGTTGAGTAAAAATTCATGTTATATGATGTTCCAATTTTTAAGTACTTATGACTTTCAGTTTGAGATGCTGAAAAATTACTAAAGTAACCCTCCGCTATATACTGCCCATCTGTTCTAGCAGGAGTTTCTTTATACTTAAACCTTAAATAATTATAAGCATTTGAACCTGAAGGCAAAAACTTTGAAAGATGAAAAGTAAACTCAATTTCCCAAGGCACCAGCATTTGACCATAGCTCTGATTGTTGTCAGACCATTTTCCTACATAAGCGGAATTTGACATTCCTAATTGGCGTCCATTAGAAGAATTAGCAGTTTGCATACTAGTTGGATCACTATTAGTACCTGTCGTTAAAGGCCTGTATTGGCTTGCTTGAATACTATAATTTGCAGCTGTTCCTGCAGAGTCATAATCTTGATCACTATTACTATTACTCCACCATATCTTCGAGTTTCCAGAATTCTGTGCTGCTGTATACATATTAGCGGGATTTAATAAAAGTAATTTATACTCATAAGTAGCCGGATACTCATCCCTATCAAAAACAAAAGCTTTAAAACCTAAATCCTCTCCGCCCGCATACTCTTTCTCGCTTATAAGCTCCCAATCTCTATCATACTTTAAATTATTTGTAGCAATCAAGGAATTAACAATAGGAGTTGCGCTGCTTTCAGTAAGAACGCCAACAGCAACCCCCGAAGCAGAATTTAAAACATTTTTTCTTGGCATAAATTAAACCTCTACGTACATAACCGTTGCGCCTATTTTAGCATTAGAAGCTGCATTTTCTACATATATACAGTCGCCAGGAGCTAGTATTACTCCTGTTCTCTCAAAGGTTCCTGCTTGCTCTGATTTTTCTAAAAGGCCCGAATCAGGAACAGAGTCTATTCCTGATTCAAACTTATCCCAATTTCCTGTTCCAAAATAATAAGTAGGAGCTGCTCCCGTATTGTCAACCGCTAGCGTAGAGTAGCTAGAAGGATTTGGAACAGCAGGAAATACACTTTCTAAATACTGTGCTGCTGTTTTCCAAGATATTAAATCAGTAGAATAATATAAAGCATCTTGATCGGTAATTGTAACCCACAAATTTTGAGCAATTTTTGAAGGCTGTTGTGAAGAATCTGTTCCAAAAGGATACTCGGCTTCTTTACTCAGTATTGCACTTGCAGCAGTAAAGCTATTATAAGTGCCAAACGATCCGCCGTTCGGGAAAAATGTACTCTTAGGCGCACTAAAAATTCCTTCTGATTTTGAAGCAATATAGTATTTATCTGCGGTTTTATTATATTTTATCCACTGAAAATCTTCTGGCCCTGCTTGGGTTATTCTAAAACCGCCATAATTACTATCACTCCGTGTCGTTAAATACCGATTACCACTGTTAGCAGCTTCTGTGAAATGAATTGGGCCACTCATGTCATTTGAGTTTGTATTACCATTATTAGCAGGATTAAACCAACAGTAATTTGTGGATGTCCAAGTTCCTCCAGTTACAACAAACACACCTCTTTCGGCTTGTAGCATTTTACAGAAAGGAGTATCTATATCGTAATTAATAGGATTGTTAGAGCTTATAATATTATATAGAGTTGAATTCGAAGTGCCACCGCCATCTAGTATAGTATAATTGCCGTTATTAAGGTAAGGAGCGGCATAAGTCATATAGGAATTGCTGTTTACAGCAAGAGTTCCAGCAGTATACCAATCATGACACTGGGGATAATTATTTGAGAAGTAGCCCGGCGCGCCGCTCCAACCAGTAGCAGTGGCGTTGCCTGGGTGAGTATGAGGCCCCGCTTCGGACTGAGTATGGGTGCGCCCTTCTATCCACATATTGTTATAATTAGCCCAAAGATCTGATCCATCTAACCACCAATAATTAATGCTACCCCTTACGTACCAATAAGGAAAAGTAGTTACTTTACCATCAAAATAGTCCGAAGGATTTATAAACATCCACGGATCTATGCAAGTATATCGATGAGTCCTTCTCTCATCATTTGAAGAGGCTGGGATAGCTCCAGTTCCTTGCTGATATCTAATAGTATTGGCAGTAGGATCTTGAAAGTAAAAAGAATTACCAGCATCCCCCCAAGTACTTTGATGACTTCCTCCATCTAGAAAACGAGTAACAGAGCCTCCGGGAGTAGAAGAGGCTACCGCTTGATTTAAAGAAACATTATTCGTAGTATGTAATTTTATTGTAATTGGAGGATTTACCGTTTCATCAGTTGAACATAGATTTATTGAACATACTTGAACACTGCTAGAAGTATTTTGATAAATCATCCCCGTTGCTGTTTCTGTTATTAAAGTTGAGCTTCTTCCAGCCATTATAATACTCCTAAGAAAATAAGTTTTCCTGTGCTTTGATACTTATCTGCCTCCGTAACAACGGCTCCAGGAAGCAGTGGATTTTCTACTCCGTGTATCGTATAAGCAGAAGGAACAGTAAGAGTTGCAGTATCTGCTATATAAAAATTATCATAAAAAATGTGATGATTAGCTAAAGTAGTGTCCGCCTCTGCATAGTTACCATCAGTTCCAATTTCTGATACTTCTGCAACGTGCAATGTTGCATTTGATGCCATACCTTGCCAACTTTGTCCTACCGAAAAAGGAGTAGGAACAACTTCATAGTGTTTAAATATATAAGAAGCTATTGACGTATCTGCAATTACATAACTGTCTAACTCAGCACCCCCACCACTTGCAGCAGCAGAATCAATTTGAGTTTGAACATCGTCAGAAACTGAATCGAAAAAGTTTATTACTGAAGCAGCATCTGCTAGGTCTCGAGCTTTTGACATTAGTTACTCCTTAATTTTATATGGTATAATTTTACATGGGTTTACATCTTTAGTCAAGAAATTTTTTTTACAAAGTATCATATTATGCTATTGCTAAGAAAATGTAGTTTCCACCAGAATTGTTAAGCCCATCAAAAGAAGCACCTGATGTTACTGTAAATCCACTCGATAGTGGGTCGATGTAGTCAGTGTTAGTGACTTGAGCGGCTGTAGAGTTCAAGAGCAAGTAAGGATCGTTACCTGCTGTAATGCCTCTTTCATAGTCCCAGTAGAACCAATTACCAGTAGAGTTTGTACGCTTGATAAGAATAAATCTAGCACCTGCCGAGAATCCGCAGTCTACGTTTAAATCAGCACCTGTGCCTGTGTAGCTGCCTACTTTGCTTACTCCTGCTAGTGTGGCGAATAAGTATGCGACATAACTATATGAAGCATTATTAACAATGACACTCGCAGCTTTCACATTAAACTGAGTTGCAGTTGGAGCGGTTCCAACATCACTAGCATTGTCCCAGTCAGAAGTTGCTGATGATGCGCTATCGCTATTTAACTGAACCCTGTAATCAGCACCAAGAGCAGAATGATAAACAGACCAACTTGTTTCAGCTCCATTTCTATTTTTTACAATCATCATTTCTGGAACAACGCCAAGATTGTGGTCTTTTAAGTAAACACTACCTGAACCAGTATAAGCCACCACATCAAAGAAGCCTGTGGCGCGTTTGAACATCCAACTTCGGTTATTAGTTTCTGTTCCTTGGTCATTATACCAACCATTTTGGAAGTCCCATGTATAACTATTTTGATTGCCTTCGACGGCATTGCTATTTGTGTTTAAATATTTAGTGCCTGTAAGACGATTAGCAATATCAGTAGCGCCGGTTGAGTTTATATTAGACCTAAACCACGCCATATCAACAGGGAACGAAGAACGGTAT